TGGGGGAGCGTTAGGGGGGGGGAAGAGTAGGTTTTTGAGATGGGTGTTGGTAAGATTGTGTATAAGATATGCGGGCGAGTATGGGTTGAAGAGATTGGTATGTATGTTGGCTTGTGAGGATTATCCATCGTTAAAGGACAGGCAGTTGGGTAAGATTTCGCAGGAGTTTCCGTCGTGGTTGGGGAAGATGTATTCGGATCACAAGGATTATGGTAGGTCGTTTATTTTGGATGGGGAGTATGGTGGGGGTGTAATTTGTTTTAGGAATTTAGATGATCCGAGCAAATACCAGTCTGCGGAATTTTTTGCGATTGGTGTGGATGAGTTGACGAAGAATGATTATGATACGTTTACATTTTTACGTACGCGGTTGCGGTGGCCGGGTTTGGAAGACAGGTTATGTAAGTTTATTGGGGCGACGAATCCAGGGGGTATTGGTCATAGTTTTTGCAAGCAGTTATGGATTGATCGTGTTTATCCGCCGGAGTTTTTGAAGCCGGTGGATTATTCTTCGCAGTTTGCATATGTGCCTTCTAAGGCGGAGGACAATCCTTATTTGGATGAATCTTACTGGGCGATGTTGAACACGTTGCCGTTGCATTTGCGTGGTGCGTTCAGGGATGGTTCGTGGGATTTGTTTGTTGGGCAGATATTTCAGGAGTGGAGTCGTAAGTATCATGTGATAAAGAATTTGAAATTTGCTCATCCTGACGGGGAGAGGTTGTATCCTATTGGGGCGCAGGTAATGATGACATTTGACTGGGGTTTTGGCGCGCCGTTTTCCGTTGGGTGGTGGTGGTCTGATTCTGATGGTCGTTTGTATCGTTTTGCAGAATGGTATGGCTGGAATGGGACGGCGAATCACGGTTTAAGACTGGCTGATTCGGAGATTGCGAAGGGGATAAAGAAACGGGAACAGTTAATGGGACTGGATGTGGTTGAAAGAGGAGGACAGATGGACATTTTCAATCCTCAGATTGTTCGGGTGTGCGACCCGACCTGTTTCAATAAGAAGCCGGATTACCGTGGCGGGGGACAACTGCCTTCGACTGCGGAAGAATTTATGAATGAAGGGGTGATGCTTCGACCGGGTGATCCGAACAGGTCATTGAAGTGGCGGCAGTTTCATCAGAGATTGCTCATTCCGAAGGATGAGGATGGGAATGTCAACGGTGTTCCGATGTTGCAGGTTTATGAGGATTGTGTTCATTTTATCAGAACCATTCCGAACTTGGTAACGGACAAGAACAACCCGGAAGATTTGGATAGCGATTCCGAGGATCACGTTGCAGATGAAGCGGCACTGGGATTTATGATGAGACCGTTGTCAGGCAGTCGTGCAAGTATTGTGCCCGAAGTGAAGAAAGTGCCGGACATCAATACTGTTGCGGCAATGGACAGGGAAGAAGCATGGAAGAATGCTGTGGAGGATTTGTATGATTGGTGAAGTTTCTCTTGTAATCCTTTGTGGTGTGATACTCTATCAGGGATATACAAATCACAGGGAACGGGAACAGTTTAGGCAGAGGGAGGATGCGCTTCTTAACCGGATCATGTCGAGAAACTATGAAACCTATGTGAATGCCGAGGTGGTCAAGAAGGAAGCGGAAACGGTCAGGGAGCCGAAGCCGGAGTTTGAATGGGGCATTCCGGTGTCATAGATGGATTACATTGATAAGATATATTGTGATGACGGTTCAGAAACGCGGGAGATGAGAAAAATCAATCTATTGGTTGATGAAGTTAATGATTTGAAACGTGAAATCAGGGAATTGAAAAATGTCAGAGAATCTCAAAGATATATTCAAAGACGACAAGACGCTTGCCGATAAGGTAGATGGGTTTTTTGATAATACCTTAAACTATTCCCGGCAGATGCTTGAACGAATCTGGTGGCGAAACATCCTTTTTTACTGCGGTGAGCAGTGGATTGAGTATGTTCGGTCACAGCAAACCTTTCGCCGGCGGTCTATTCCTTTTTATGTTCCTACACCCGTAAGCAATGAAATCAGGGAGTATGTGAGAACTATCCGGTCTTTACTGCTTTCACAGAAGATGATTCCACGAATCTGGCCTAACACGAATGAACGGGAAGATATTGAAGCAGCGGAACTTGGAGAAAAACTGCTGGTTTCAATGGAAAGTATCAGGGATTACGAGATAAAGTTTGAAAAGGAGAAGATGTGTATTTGGCTGGCGTTGGCTGGAACGGCTTTTATACGGACTTATCCTTATATTTATGGCGGGAAGGTATATTTTATTGATGACAAAATGAAATCTACCGGGGAGGTCGTCACCGAACACATCATTCCTTTTAATGTTTATCTCGATTATCAGGGCGACAGCCTGAATAAGAAGCGTTGGATGGGGATTAAATCCTTAAAGCCGAGAGAGTGGGTTGAGGATACATTCAATGTGAAGATTCCTGATTCGGATAATGTTTCAATGACATCGGATTTTGAACGCAGACTGATGAGGTTGGTTTCTTCAGTATCACCGTGGAAGGGGCAGGGGCTTGATACCACGACAATCAATGACCAGGAAGAAGATTTGGTTATTTATAAAGAGGTTGAGTTTGCGCCAACGAAGAAATTCCCTAACGGAAGGTATGTTGCCACCTGCTCGGATAAGGTTTTAATCAACGAGAAGCGGATGCCGATTGAGGGGAACATGGAAAACTGGTATTACACGGTTACCGATTTTCACATGAACTACGTTCCCGGACGGTTCTGGTCGGATGGTGGGGTGAATGACCTGATTTCTCCGCAGATGACTATCAATGAGATTGACCAGACCATTGCAATCCACAGAAAAGGCATCGGCAGACCAAGACTCATCATTCCCGGCGAGGTGGGATTGAAGAAAATCAATGAAGGCGGCCATGGATTTCTTGCTGTTACCTACAATCCGCTACTTTCCGGCGGTGCAGCCCCACAGTTTGTTCCCGGAACGCCATTAAACCCTGAAGTATTGCAGGAACGTGAGATAGCGAAGGTTCAGATACAGGATGTTTCTGGCGATCCCAAGAATATCCTTCGTGGTCAACCGCCCTCAGCGCAATCCAGCGGTATTCAGGTAGATATTTTAAGGGAAACGGCTGAACGGGGGCATTCACCGGACATTGAACGCTATCATCAGTCCATGAACACCGTTTACAAGAAAAGATTGCTGATTGCGAAAGAGATTTATACTGAAGAAAGGCTTGTCAAGGTAGTCGGCAGGGGCAATCAGATTGAAATCAAGAAGTTTAAGGCCGCAGATTTGAGGAATAATACCGATGTAAGACTGGAACTCGATTCCGGTCTGGTAACAACCAAATCAGGGCAGACGGATGTGCTGTTAAAGATGATTTCCTCTGGATTTCTCGGCCCATCCCCTACATTGAGAGAGGAAGTTTTGCGGAGACTTGGGCTGACGGGGTTCACGGATGAGGTGGATTTGGACGTTGAACTTGCAGAAAAGGAGAATATTGCGGTAGTTTCGGGCGAAATACCTGTCTTTCTGGCAGATAGAGACCCAAGAACGGGCAGTTATTCCGGTGATTCTGAGGTTTTGAATGACGATCCGACATTCAAGTATCACAATCACGGCATCCATTATGAAACCCACCGAAGGTTCATTATGTCTATGGAGTTCAGAGAATTGCCGTTGAAGATGCAGACGATTTTAATGGCTCATGCGGATATTCATCATGAAATGATGATGGCGGAAATTAAAAAACAGCAGCAGGAAATGTTGCTTATGGGAGAGATGAATGAACCCCAAGCAGGCAAGAAAGAACCACAGGAAACGCCTGAAAAGGTTGGAAGCGTCCAAAGATACAGACCGCAAGGCAACGCACCCGGTCTTTAGAGAGGACAATAATGCCATACACGCTAAGAAAAGTTAAGGGTGGTTACAAGGTCGCAAGCCCTAATAGGACATTCAGTAAGAAACCTTTAACGTTGCGACAGGCAAAAGCGCAGTTAAGGGCGATATACGTTAATACAAAAGGTAAGTAAATTTGCTACTTGTTTTGAGTAATTAAATCAAGCAGACAAAAACTAAAGGAGAAACGATTATGGAAGCAACCGCAAAGACAGGGGCGGAACCTGTAAAAAAAGAAGAACCTACCGTAATTCCGGGGGCGGAACCCGGAAAGGACGCTAAAGTCTCTGAACCGTCCACAGAGAAAGTTCCGTGGCATGAAGATAAAAGATGGAAAGAATGGAAGTCCACGGAGAAAAAGGTCGAATCCCTTCTCAAGAAAAACGAACTTGAGGATTTGGATGACCTGATTGAACTTGTAGAAAGCGGGAAGAAGGTAAAAGGCAAACTGCAAGATGTTGACAACATCGAACAGTTGATTGCCGATTCTTTGGAACTCGCTAAATACAAGAGGTATTGGGCGCAACAGGAAGAAATGAAACGCCGTGATACCGAATCTTCCGAAGATACTATCAAAAGACTTGAGCATGAACTTCGGAAGCGGGACAGCATAAAGCAGTCTGAGGCCGAACAGAAAGAGCAGGCGAAGATTGCTGAAAGGTCTGTCCGTCATTATGAGGCATCGGTGAATGAACTTCTTGACGAAGATGAATCTATTCCTAAAGAACGGAAGGCTGTCATGGCTGAATTTTTAGGCGTAGGTAACGCGGCTAATGATATAGACATCACAGACCGGAAGGCCATTCGTAAGGTATTCAAGGACGTGGCGAAGAAATTTGAAGCCTACGAGCAGGCTGTAATTAAGGCATACATAGACGGGAAAGGCAAAGTACCACCGATAACCCCAACTGAACCTGCTGCAAAGGAAGAAAAAAAGATTGCTACGTTAAAGGACGCAAGGAGCATCTTCAAAGAGAGGATGACCTCGTTATTTAAGGAGTAACACATGAGTACATACGCTGATTTGACTAACCTTACTGACATTCTCAAAAATGTCTATGGGGAAGGTCTCACAAACCAGTTTAATGATGAGAAAATTACCTATAATTTATTCCCGAAATCCGACAGGAAACCGGCAGGCAACGGTTATATCTTTGGCATCAGGTATGCAAGGGCGCAGGGCACTGGTGGTCGTGCCGAGTCTAGAAAACTTCCTGACCCCCTGACTGGAATCAAGGATCAGGGAACGATTGTTCCGAAGTATGTTTACGGTTCAATCAGGATTACCGGCCCCGCTATTGAGGCGGCAAAGGGGAATACAGCGGCTTTTGTTGATTCTCTGTCTGATGAAATTGACGACATCTATCAGAGCATCGTTGTTGACCTTAACAGAATGTGTCATTGGGACGGTTTTGGTCAGCTTGGCCGTTTGACGGCTGCGGCAACCGTTCCGGCAGGCACATGGGCAGGAACATTCAGCAATGACCTGGGAATCCGGTATATGCAGGAAGGTCAGCTTGTTGACTTTTATGCTTCAGCAGGCGGTACCGTTCCCGGTTCTTCCGGTTCAGCCATCTTCGGGCAGCGGATTGCAAGCATCACGCCTTCGACCTGTGTGGTTATCTTCGAGACCAATGCAACGACCTACAAGGGAAACCATCCGACACTTTCCACTCTGACGAATGGTGAAGCGAGTACGATGGGCAATGGTTGTATTGCTGTAAAACTTGGCGCACGCGACCTGTCATGGGCTTCTACGGATACCCCGGTTGAGATGATGGGGCTTGAAGCTATCTTCGATAACGGAACGAATCTTTTGGTTTATGAGGGTATCACGGTAGCGAGTAACCCAAAGTGGGCGGCAAACATCATTTCCAATAGCGATGTAAACAGGGAACTGTCCCTTGACCTCATGCTGAACGCCTGTGACCTCACTCGAACCCGAAGCGGTCAGAAGGTAAACAAGATTCTCATGGGTCTTGGACAACGGAGGAAATATGCGAACCTGCTCTTGCCGGATGTTCGTTTCGCTCCGACTGTTCTCAAGGGCGGATATGAAACCCTGACCTTCGCAGGAGGTGACGGCAGTATCGAAATGGTCATTGACCCGATGGCACAACCGAATAAGATTTACTTCTTCCCGGATGGAGTGATTCAGAAATATGAACTCTCGCCACTTGGATGGGGAAATCTTGACGGTTCTCAGCTTCATCAGCGAGCAGGGTATGATGAATGGGATGCATTTTTGCGGTTGTATGCGAACCTTGGGGTAGAGCAGCGCAACAATCTTACCTTGCTGAGCGATCTTGTGGAACCCTCTTTGTATTAACCTAACCCGTAGCCGGGGGTGTAAAAGCCCCCGGTGAATCACCAAGTATCCTTTGAAGGGGGAAACTATTATGATTAAGAAAAGAAATTTAGACTCGTCTTTGGTATCGTGGATTCTCGGCAATGCAGGGCTTGGCCCTGGGGTTGGGAGGATTGTT